CCCGAGGCGGTAAGACCACCCTTGGGATTCTTGTCCTTCTTAGTCAGGCTGACGCTCTTCCTTGCTGCCATTCTTGGTCTCCTTCTTCTTGAGAGAGGTCTTCAGGGACGCGACCTCATCTTGAAGTTCCTTCAGGATCAGCTTCATCGTGTCGACGTGAAGCAGCACCTGCTTTGCATTGTAGGCGGTGTAGGACGGGAAGTTCTCAGGAACGTTGGTCATGCGAGTGTCTCCGAATGAAAGATTGCGGTTGGATCCATGCTTCGCCGCGTGGCATCTGGATCGAACATGATGTCACCATCCTCGTTGAACGTGAACTCAACCTCGTTGAGGCGTCCACGCTCGTAGTCGTAGCGCAGGGCCGAGGCCACACCCGATGCGCCTGTAAACCGATTCTTCAAGACGCGGACAATGGTCGTGTTGGCGACGTCCTTGTCGGCGGCCTGACGGTCACGCTCGAGGGCGATGACGGTGTTGGGAACGGATGCGAGGGAGCCTGAGCCGCGCAGATCCTGCACGGTGATTCGGGCGCCTTCCTCGTAGCCCTTGCCGGTCGACGGCTTGCGTAGCTGGGAGATGACGTCGAGGTGGACGCCTGTTCGCTCGACGATGGACCGAAGCTGCTTCATCATCTCGTCGATCATGAGGCGCTCGGATCCGCCGTCGTCGCTGTTGGCCAGCATGCCTGCGACGGCCGCCGTAATGTGATCCAGGATGACCACCTTGCATCCAAGACCAACCGCCATGTACTCGATGCGCTTGATCAGGTTCTCGTAGGACGAGGAACCCATGTGGTCGTAGATGTACAGCGGGTAGCCGTCCACGATGGACCGAGCGGCGCTGTACTCGTCGTCGGTCATGCTGGCGTCGAAGTCGGCTTCTGTGACGACCTTGCCCATAGAGGAGCGCAGGTCGTTCAGGGCACGAAGCGCACGGGTGCGCCGAACCGGCTTATTGATCAGCAGGGAAACGATGTCGTCGACCGTCTCTGCTGGCGACTCCTCGAGCATGATCATGCCAACGGGCCTGTCGTTTGACAGGTGGTGCATTGCAAGCTCTCGGATGATGGTCGACTTGCCAGACCCCGTGCCGGATGTCCACAGGGTGATTTCACCCGCTCGCTGACCGATCAGGAAGTCGGTCAGTACGGGCCACGGAAACTCCCACACCTCGGACGAGTTGCTGGCACTGGATGGGACGTCCTTGACATGGAGGATGCCATCGGGACGATACGTCTGAGCCTCCCACAGGCACGTGATAAGCTGACGTCCCTCAGAGGCAAGCCACATCTCGTTAGCATCCTTGCGGGGAAGCGTGGCGATCTTGGCCTTGCCCGGAGGCAGTAGCTCGGCCACGGCAACGGCAGCAGCCTTGCCGGGCTCGTCGTTGTCGAAGCAGAGGACTACCTCCTCGTACGCCGACACGAACTCGTAGTTGTTGCGGATGGCAGCCACCGCGCCGGCAGCTCCCGTGGGAAGGGAGACGACGGGCCACTTGCATTCCTGAGCCTGTGCGATGGTCAGGCAGTCGATCTCGCCCTCGGTGATGACGATGCGCTTGCCTCCGCCACGCCACAGGTGCTGGCCGAACAGGGGCGGGGACTGCATGTCGCCGAGGCATGAGAACGCCTTGCCTGGTCGTCGGATCTTCTGACCAACGACCTGACCGTTGCGGTAGTAGTTCGCGACCTCCGCTCCATCGGATGTGTTGTACCCGTAGAAACGGCATGTGTCCTTGGACAGGCGACGATGCGGTAGGTCCGCAGGTTCGCCGCCCATCAGTTTGTTGTTCACCATGTGCTGTGGTTTCTCCAGTCTTCCGGTCTTGCCAGACTCGTAATGTGAACACGCGAAACAGTACTTGTGGCCGTCGTCGTAGATGACAAGATTGTCACCCCTTTCGTCGGCTCCGCTTGCCGCGCATTTGGGGCAGCGCGTCTTGCCCGTCATTCGTGACAGGGATCACCTCCACTTCGATTCGTGGATCTTCGGAGTAGTGCTTGTGGGCGATCAGAATAGTGATCTGATCGTCATCCTCCCACAGCACTTCGTTCAGGCTGTCTAGCACTGCCTTGGCGTAGTTGTCGACATCGCCGCGTGGACGATCCCGCTTGGACGACTTGGGCTTCTCGACATAGCACGCGACGGTGACAAGCAGGCACTGGTCGGAGGGCCACTTGTTGTAGGTGTCGCGGTTGGTTGCGATCTCCTCCTGCATGGCGGCCTTGAAGGCGCGATACGTCGGGAGATGGTACGTCCCGTACCTGCTAACCCTTGGGCGGCTAGCAGGTACGGGGTTGACGTTGAAGCGGTAGGAGTCCATCAGAAGGGGATCTCGTTGGCGGGAACGGGCGGCGGACCGTCGAAGATGTCGACGGCGCTGAATCCACTTCCGCTGGAGCGGGTCGCTCGGGCAACGACCTGAACGGCGCTGAGGTACGGCTTGATGCCGACACCGAAGGGCGACGTCCACCCGCCGAGCTTGAAGGCAACGCGGACGCTGTCGCCGTTCCACGGCTCGCGGTCGGTCGGCTGCTTGTTATCGTCGACAATTGGCAGCCGCTGGGGCATGCCGGCGTCGTCGAGACGAACCTTGGACTTGAAGGTCACGGACGGCTTGCCGGTCTGGCGGTCGGCGCGGAAGATCGAGTCGGGATCGACCGTCTTGCCGCACTCCTTGCTGAAGTCCGCCGCGAACTTGGTGACGGCACGCTTGAACTCGACGAACTCCGGGTCGGTGTCGTCGAACACGAGGGTGATCTTCCAAGTCGGCTCGCCGCCCTTGAAGACATCGGGCTCGAGCAGCTTGGCGAACAGGGCGCTGCCGACAGGGGACTTGATGGTGTTCGAGAAGAAGATGTTGGGCTTTCCGTTGGTGGGCATTTCGCTTCCTTTTGTTCAGGCTTCCAGATCGACGTCGTCCTCGTCAGCACAGATCTCTCCCGCAATATCCTGCAGGAGTTCAACCGCCTCGGCCACGGACGTGAGGGCCTCGAGCGGGGTAATGTTCTCGAAGTCGTTCATGAGGTTCTCAAGACGACGCAGGACCTTGGTGATTTCAATCGGGCTTGGCATTTACAGTCTCCTTGGGCGACTTGGGAATGTCGCTTCCCATGGCCCTGTTGTGTGCGTTCAGAACGATGGACAGTCCGCGATAGACGCGAGTCTCCCAGTCATCGACTGGGGCTCCGCTCTCGATGACGGACTTGGTGATGGCGATGATCAGGATTTCCCAATCCTTGCTGGTTCTCATAGATCCATCGTCTCCACGAACGGGGTGCCGTCGATCACCACGCCGCATGCGACTATCGGCTTCTTCAGGAATGCAGCACCGTACTGCATTGACCAGTGGTTGCGGTCGACTCCGCAACCGACGTTCATTCCCCAGACCTTCTGGGTGGGCCCAGCCTGATACCACACGCCGCAGGCGGAGTGGTAGTGTCCGATGACCGTGGGCTGCATCCGCATCTTTGCTGCGTTGAAGGCCGGGTACAGACCTCCCGACCCTTCTCCGTGGTAGTAGTAGACTCCGTCGATTTCGGCGGATTCGACCCAGTTCCATCCGTGGGTTGCATAGAGATCGTTGAACTCCTTGAGGTAGATGTCGGGAATGCCGACCGATGTCGACACGCGTCGTACGCGTGCATCATGGTTGCCGATGCAGACCGTCATGGTCTTGTCGAACTGGTACAGCTTATCGACCTGCTTGATCGTGTGCTTGTACTCGGCCTTGGGGCCCGGCGCATCAAGATGCTTCTCGTGGAACGAGATGCAGTGATGGTCGATCACGTCTCCGATGTGCACCGTCTTGGTAGTACCCCACTTGGTGCGCACCTTGTCGAGAAACCGTATGTACTTGGGATGCATGGCGGGACAGTGAGTGTCCCCGATTACCAGCACCTTCATGCCGTAGCTCCTGTAACCATCACGATCTCCTTCTTCATGGCGATCGCCGCGTGGTACATGGCGACAGCCTCGGGGTACGCCTCCCATCCCTCGATCAGCGCCAACGAGGTGCAGGACCCGAGGTATGTGATGTCGTTGATGATGGCGTGGTTGCGGTATGCCGTGGAAATGAGACCTTCGTCGTCCCACAGGTTCTGCTTGTCGGTCAGCCGCTGGTCGATGACGCTGTAGCCGTCGAACCGCAGGTCTTCGACGACATCACCGTAGCCAGGAGTTCTCTCAGGGTTCCATCCGCGCTCGATACCGGCAATGATGATTCGCATAGGTCCTCGTAGGTAAGGATGGTCGCACATGCAACCATCTGATGATAGTAGTCGAGGCTGAGTTCCTTGGACTCGTAGACGGCCTTGACGACCGACATGCGGTCGCCGGGCGACACCTCGTTCAGCATCTTCTGAGCCTTGGCGATCCCTACCTTCGGGATGCCTGGGTAGTTGTCGGTGCTGTCGCCGGACAGTACCTGGATCCATCGGTACAGGTCGGCATCGTCCTGCGATACGTCGTAGATGATCTCCTTGTCCGGATTGCAGTGCAGGCCGGGGATCTGATCCATGTCCTTGTCGACCGTCACGATGATGGTATC